CTGGTGAGAACCTAATGTAAGCATATTTTTTCGTTCTGCAACAGTATTTTTTAGAATTGTTTTCTTGACAGGTTCGTGGTAAATAAACCTTTAGAAAGTATGATAAAAGACACATTTTTTCAAACACCTATACATTATGAAGAAAAACCTGAGTGGGTTGATAAACTTAATACTGTATGTGAGCCTTATTTAAATGATGCTAAAACAGTTTTAAAAAATGTCATAAAAAAAAGAGGTACTGATTATGGATACGTTTATCATTCAAATGAAATAGCCTCTGATAAAAAATTAAAATTTTTTTATGATTATGTAGGACAAAAATCTGCTGAGTTTCTATTAGACATGGGTTACTCATTAAAAAATCACTCATTACATTTTACCGAAATGTGGGTGCAAGAGTTTCCAAAAGACGGTGGTGGTGCACACCCACAACACGTGCATGCAAACAGTCACGTTTCTGGTTTTTATTTTTTAGATACACAAGGTTCATATCCAATGTTTTTTGATCCAAGAACTAGATTAGAAATGATTAGTTTACCGCAACAAGACAAAACTAAACTGACTATGTCTAGCTCTTTTATAAGTTGGAAAATACAGCCCGGTACGTTAATACTTATACCAGCATACATAATGCATGAATACGTCCCACAAACAAAACAACCTTTTAAATTTATTCATTTTAATGTACAAGCGATAGAGAAGAGATTCAGATGATTTTAAGAAATTATAATTGGAATTTTGTCAATTGTTTACCCTCCTCTTTTTGTGACGATGTTATTGCTTATGGCAATACTAAAAGACAAATATCTGCAGGCATAGCTGGTGAATCTTTAACTACAAAAGAAGATTTGTCTGATAAAGATTTACACGTAAGAAGAAAATCAAATGTGGCATGGTTAAATGATTGGTGGATATATCGACACTTAAAACCATTAGTTAGCATAGCTAATACTAATGCAGGTTGGAACTTTGAAACACATATGCATGAAGCTATACAATTTACTAAATATGTAGATAACGGACATTACGATTACCATGCTGATATGCATGAAGCTCCACATAATAGTTTACACATACCTGAGTATATTGGCAAAGTAAGGAAACTATCTATGACAGTGCCTTTAGTTGATGGGTCTGAATATGAGGGTGGTGATTTTGTAATACAAACACCAGGCGGTGTTGAAGTAGTAATAAAAGAAGCAAGACAAAAAGGGGCAGTTATAGTCTTTCCTTCTTTTGTACAACATAAGGTAACTCCAGTAACATCAGGCACTAGGTATTCTTTAGTGATGTGGACTTTAGGGTGGCCATTTAAATAAAGGAGAGCAAATGAGTTTTAAAGAAAAAAATTATGAAGTATGTAAAAAAGCCATATCTAAAGAATTAGCTAGTTTTTGTTATAGGTATTTTTTATTAAAAAGAGATGCTTACGTGTTTATGAGAAATGCAAATTATATTTCTCCATATGATTCTATTTTTGGACGAGACGGTGATGATCAAATACCAAATACTTATAATTCTTATTGTGACATTGCCATGGAAACATTATCTACTACAATGTTACCGTTTCTATGTAAAAAAGTAGGTGTAGATTTACATCAACAGTACACTTATACAAGATGTTACAAATATGGAGACATATTATACAGGCACAAAGACAGACCCGAATGTGAGATCTCTGCAACATTAAATTTAGGAGGAGATCCTTGGCCTATTTTTATTGATGGATCAGGTGGTAAAAACAATAAAGGCACTGAAGTTTTATTAAATCCAGGTGATTTATTAATCTACAGAGGTTGTGATCTAGAGCATTGGAGAGATGCGTTTGATGGTGATAAATGTGTGCAGGTTTTTTTACACTACAATGACAAAAACGGACCTTTTGCTAATAAATGTAATAGATTTGACGACAAAGTTATGTTGGGACTACCTGCTGAATTAAAACAAATACAAAGGGATTAGAAATGTTTACTAATACAAGATTATTTCAATACAACAATGTATCAAGTCAATGTGTATACATCTTTGATAATTTTTTGGAGGATGATTATAAAAATTTTCTCATGGAAAAAACAATAGAACTAACCAAAGAAGATTTTTCACAAAAATCAACTAATGTAAAAGCCAATTTATCAGATGTTTCTAGCATCAATACTATGGAAGAATTTCAAAAATTTAGAGATAAGGTAGCAACATTTTGTAATTGTGTTATCGCTTTAAGAACACCTCATTGGAATCAACCTAGAGATATAATGTTTCAAAACATGTGGGGCATGCAACATTTTAAGGGTGACAAAACTATTAAACACTCACATGGCACAGTAAATTGGTCAGGCGCATATTATATGAGATGTCCAGATGAAACAAAATTATATTTTCCAGATGTAGATCGCAGTGAAAAAATTGTTGAAAACACCATGTATTTGTTTCCTGGAGAGTTTCAACACTATACAGACACACATACATCAGATACCTCTAGAGTTAGCGTTGCATTTAATATAATGGTTAACTGGGTCATAGAGAAAGACAACTTATTTTATCCAGCAGACGCTGTAGCAACCTATGAAAGAGAGGATAAATGAAAAAAGCAGTATTAACAGAAAGTTTCATAGTAACTGATCAAATTGCAGAAACATTGAAAAAATCATTAGATAAGAAACTAATGATTAAAGAAATTAAAAGAGCTCACAAAGCAAAAGAGCGTGTATCTAATGAAAATTTCTATCATGATTATTTTTACACAAAACTTCTTTTTTTAAAATACTATAAATGGGTAGGTGAATACGCACAGGATCACTTCAATGTTATTGCAAAAGATAAGATTATGTTTGCAAATTATTCAGCCATTGTATTAAAACCAGGTGAAAGTTTAGGTTTTCATAATCACATAGATGATTGGGATTATCATAATAATTCTTATGATGTATCCATGATTTATCCATTACATGTCAAACAAGGTAAAGAAAAAACAGATATTTTATTTAAATATGACAACGGCAGATTTAAAAAGCAAAGGTTTAAAATACCATTACACGAAAATTTTTTAGTGATGTTTAGTTCTCATTTAGAGCATTCTATTTTACCAAACAACACAAAAGAAGATATGATTTTTTTATCTATTAAATTTATTTATGAATAGACAAGTTAAGGTAATACAAGATTTTTTACCTGAAAATTTACACAATGAAATATATAATGTTTTAACTAATAATAAGTTTCCGTGGTATTATTCATCAAGTGTATCAAGTGAGCTTGAGCCTAAAAATAAAAAAGATTTTTTCTTTTATCATAATCTTTATCTACAAAATTATGTAAGTAATGATTATTTTCATCAACTATTAATGCCAATACTAGGTAGATTAAATTTTAATTATATTATTAGAAGCAAAATAAATTTATATCCAAAAAAAGAAGAGCCGTTTGTACATGATTTGCATACAGACTTTCAAACAAATCACATGGTAGCTTTATACTCAGTAAATACAAACAACGGATCAACAGTTTTTGAAGGAGGAGAAAAGGTATCTTCGAAAGCTAATGAATTATTACTATTTGATGGTAGTATTAAACACGCAAGTTGTGTTCAAACAGATGAAAATGTAAGAATTAATATTGTTGTTAATTTTAAATAGATTTCCAACTACTAGTATTAGGATCCCAATACTCTGTCATCTTACCATCGAAACTACCATTACCGTCAGAATCTACTGAATATGTGCCCTTTTCCCATCTAACAGCTGACTCATTCCATTGTGACATTTCATTATCACCCACAGATCCAGGATTAGCTATTGGAGGTTCATAAATACATTTTGATTCATTTAGAACCCAAGAGTTCATACCATCAGGTCTAGCTTTAATAAAAGCATCTCTTGTAGGATCATACGTATCTCCCATACCAGGATAGTTTTTTCTAAAAGCTTTGCTTTGATCAGATGCTTCAGTCATTGTCCCATCCTCATTTTGTTGGTAATAAATACCTGTAACAGTGTTGTAAGAACACTGTTTCCAAAGATTCCAACCATGAACAGCAGATTGATGAGCTATTCCTACAGCTTCTGATTCTTTTCCGTCACTGTCTAAACAATCTTCATCATTTAAGTGCTCTACTGATAGAACTACGTTAGCTTCACTTAATTTTGCAAAATGTGCCATTACGAAGATTTATACCTAATTACGACGATACCTGATCCACCGCTACCGCCATTAGCTCTTCTAGCACCGCCACCTCCACCGCCAGTATTTGATGTACCAGACTGTCCAGCTTGACCCATTTGGTTTAAAGGTTGACCTGATCCTACGTTCGTACGACCACCGCCACCGCCACCGCCTGAGCCGCCTGCGCCTCCTGACATAGCAGTTCCTGGTCCTTGACCACTAGCACCGCCACCTCCACCGGCATAGGTTGTATCTGAAAAAGTTATATTGTTTGGCGAACCATTACCACCAGCACCGCCACCTCTTTGGTTACACCCTGAAGGAGGAGATTGAGGAGCTTGGTTACCAGCTTGAGCTGCTCCACCGCCACCAGCTGCACCGCCTGCAAAAGCGTTTGTGCCAGGGCCTCCATCATTACCTTGAGGAGGAGAAACTGGAGGTGTATTACCTGACCCATTACCTTGACCTTGAAAAGCGCCAGCGCCTCCACCAGATCCACCATCCTGACCATTGTCTGGATTAGCGCCTCTACCACCGCCTGCAGAAGTAATATTTGAAAAACTTGAATTTGATCCATTAGTTAAAGCTCCACCGCCTCCACCAACTGTTATAGGAAAACTAGTTGCTGAAACGGGTAAACCTCCACTGCCTGGTGTAGTGCCTGGATTGTTTGTTCTAAAACCTCCTGCACCGCCTCCACCGCCTGGCATTAGTGGTGATGATGGGTGGCCACCGCCTCCTCCACCACCAGCTACTACTAAAAAGTCTACAGTGTTAGATCCAGCAGAATTACCAACAGATTGAACTGTAAATGTGCCTGGCCCTGTAAATGTATGTCTTGTGAAGTTACCTTGAGTTGAAGTAGATCCACCCTGAGCAGTAATAAATGATGCATTTTCTGCACCGTAAAAATCACTTATTGCTATAGTGCCTGAAGTTGGAACGTCTGTATTATTGGTGCCAACTAAGGGTCCGCCTCTATAATACTCACTCAATGCGTGTGGTGCTGAACCACCAAATTCTTGTACTATGGTATTGATACCTATTGTGCCTGAACCAGGAATAGCCATAAATTACCCTTTCTTTAATTCATTAACTTGACTTTGTAAATCCTTAATAGCTTCAATTAATACACCTACCATGTTTGGATACGCAACACCAAGATACTCCTCTCCATCTTTATTCTCAGTCGAAACAACTTCAGGAATAACTTTTTGTACCTCTTGTGCTATCACACCCATACTCTTGTGTCCGTTCTTTTCAAAGTTAACACCTCTCATTTGTAAAACTTTATCAAGTGCGCTTGGTATAGTTTGTATATTAGTTTTTAATCTTTCATCTGAGAATGCTACTACATCATCGTTAAATGTAGCCTTACCTGCAGCTGACATATCAAAAGTTACCGCTGTAATAACCGTACTATCATCAAGGCCTTTTATAATAAAATCTTTATCGGCTACTTTAGTTTCAATGACAAAATCTGAAGAACTGTTGGTAAAGTGAGCGATAGTTGTTCCACCACTATCAATTTTTACATCATTACCACCTGCATCTAAGATAATATCTCCAGCCACATCTAAAGTTAAATCACCAGAAGACAAATCTATCTCAGTGCCATCTATTGTAATATTATCAGCAATTAAACCAGCATTTGCTGTTACAGTGCCACCAAAGGATGCATTACCTGCCTCAGACATGTCTAATGTTAATGCTGTTACAGGGCTTCCTGCATCATCACCTTTAAATATAATATCTTTATCTTGTACACCTGAAGTAATTACAAAATCACTAGATGAATTTGTAAAGTTACCAACACCTGTACCTGCAATAGAAAATTCAATTCTATCATCAGTAGATGAAATTATTTTAGTATCTCCATCGCTATCTAAAACTAAGTCTTGTCCTTTCAGGTTAAGTGAACCAGCCACAGAAAATACATCAAACCAGTTTGTGCCATCAGTTGAAACTAAGCGAGTAGTGCCATTAGCAATTGAAATAGTATTACCTGAAGCACCTAGACGGCATGTCATTGCATAAGGACCCGAAGATCCAGAATCTGTTGTCGCATTTTCTATTAAATAAATTTTTTGCGTAGCTGGGAATTGTGCTATTCTTACTGCACCGTGTGCACCAGTTAATCTAATATGTGCATTTCTAGCTTGGTTATTTGCTTGTGATTGTGGTCCATCTGCGTTTGTAAGTGTCGTTACGGCATTATCGCCACAAGCAACTTCTACTACACCTGCAATTGAAAACTCTAAAGCTTGTGAAAAATTGTTGTTTGTAATCGTACCCCAAGTTCCTGAATTTTCTCCAGTCCCCTGTAGCTCTATTCTCAAACT